TTCGAGGAGCAACGGATTCTGCAGACTTGATTGCAATGGCAGCGAACGTGATCGCCGAGGATGGGACGGTCATTGACCACCTACGACAAAAGGTCGCAGCACACCCGCCGAAAGGCTTCGAAGACCTCGGGCTCACCCTGTGGGACGGCAAGCCTCATGCCGCTACCGATACTGTCTGGATACAACCAGGCAGTGTCACCAAGTAATTTCACGGTACCCTTAACCACTTGGCCTGACCATGAAGATCCTTGTGCTCGCATTCGCTCTGTTCTCTGTCTCTGCCTTGGCTCAGCCTGAGACCGCACCGCCTCAGGACCCTCGGTTCTGCGGCGTGCCCCTGCGTACTGAGACTGGCGGCATCTCTCGCAACCCGACGATGCGCGCCCGGTTTGTCCGCATGCACCCGTGCCCGGCCACAGGTGAGGTCACTGGCGCCTGCCCTGAGTGGGCGGTCGACCACGTTATTCCTTTGGCGTGCGGCGGATGCGATCACCCGGTCAACATGCAGTGGTTGCCCGTGACCATCAAGTCCTGCTCTGGTACTCAGTGCAAAGACCGTTGGGAGCGCCGGGTATACGAGACTGCGGTCGCCTGCCACTAACCTTAGGACTCGCGATGTTCAGCCGACTCAAGACCTGGTTAGAGAAGAAGCAAGAGCAAGCCCGTGTGCAAGAGAAGGCCGACCTGGCGCAGGCGTTCAATGACCTGTACACCTACAGGCAGCAATACATCAAGGGCATGCCCGTCCTTCCTGGCACTTACTATGGAGTGCCTCATAGAGCGGGCTACGCCTGGATGTGCCCCGAGTGCAACCTGGTACACCATCCCTACGAGGACAGCATGTGGACAGGTCTTCAATACCCCGCCTGCTGCTCAGCACCCGCAGGCTCTAGGCTCAACCGTGGCATAAGGACTGGCAATGACAACTTCCGATCATGACGACCGCAGGGCACTCGAGGCTTCGGTGCCTAGGCCAGTGTTCCCGCCGTCAATGATGGCAAGCTCTATGGCGCACGCCCAGGTTACCATTCAGTTGCCGTACCAACCGCAGGTAACGCTCAGCCTGGTAGATGCTCTGCGCCTCCAGCGCGACCTGCGCAACGCGATAGACAACGCCGCAGGCTGGCCTATCCTCTAAAGGTGTGGCCCTCACAATCTAGCAGACAGCAAACAAGGCCGCTCAGCGCAAGTTGGGCGGCCTTTGCCATTTGTGGTCCCCAGATCATGGCGCTTAGGCGCGCCCGGGCGCCCTACGCAGACGTACCTCCAACGCAGCGGAACTGCACGTACTATTTTGATATTGTCGTAAAACACGCGACACCAACTTTCAACAGGAGCTCTGAAACCCATGAAAGGTAAACCCGACCTTGTCAAGGCGTCGCAGATCGCTGCGGCTGCCAAGAAAGTCGGCGGTGTGTACGTGGTAGCGACTCGCAACCAGCAACTTCCGCAGGAAGAGAACGCAAGCGCCCAAATTGCTGAGTACCCCCTCGCGGAATACTCATGCAAGGAATGCGCAACCGTTTTCACAGCTAACGCAGGTATGGCACCCTATTGCCTGACTTGCGGCAGCGACCACACGGAAGTCTGCTCGCCCAAGAAGGGCGAGACGGCTGGCAAGACGAGTCAAACCAAGGTACACGCCGACGCTGACCTTGCTCACTATGCTTGCGCTGGTTGCGGAACGCTCAACGTTCTGCACAACGAAGTCGTTGCCGCTTGCGGCGATGGCGCGCATTGCGTGAGCTGTGGTCATCACAACGTCTTCGCTACTGCTGCTGACATCGACGCCCCCGCGGGTGGCGACGCTGGTGCAGGCGACCTGGACGACCTTGACCTTGTCGACACCTCTGACGAGACGCTCGAAGCGGAAGCTGAAGGCGACGAAGGCAGCGAAGACATGGACCTGGACGACCTGTCAGGCGAAGGCGAAGAAGGTGAAGGTGAAGCCGATGAGGCAGCCGACGCCGAGGAAACGCCGATGAACGATCCTACGGCCGTTGACCCGGCAGCCACCCCTGCACCCGCAGTGGACGCTCCGGCAGTCGATACTAACCCTGTGGTTGACGTTGCACCGGGCACCGCCCCCAACGTCGAATACAGCGAAGGTGACGACATGGAAGTAGACCTGCTTGACCTCAACGAAGACACGCCTACCGAGGAACTCTCGCTGGTGTGGCTGCGTGACGCGATGGCAATCGCTACTGCCAAGAACCAACTGGTGGCAACCCTCGTGGCTGCTGATGCCGGCGACAATGCTGACATCATGGAGACGCGTGAATTCGCCACTGCTATTTCGCACGCGATTAGCAAGGAAGGTCTGAAGGCAGCGGCTAAGCGGTTCGGTTTCAAGTCCGTCAAGGCCTCGGTACCGATCGCTAAGGTGGTGAAGGCTCAGGTTGAGAAAGCGCTGGTCGAAAAGGCCGCCGAACTCGACAACAAGCTGGAGAAGGTTCACGCCGACTTCGCTCAGTCAACTGAGATCGCAACCGCCGGTGTCGCCAAGAACTTCTGGCGCAACGTGGATGATCCGCTCAAGAAGGCTCTGATCTCTGAGCTGTCGGCAGTGGGTGTCCGCAATCCGCAGAAGATGGTTGACCGTGTTTGGGCTATCCATGCTCCGACCACGCTGGCAGCCATTCTGGACAAGGCACGTGAGCTGAGCAAGACTTCGGTCGAAGCTCGCAACGAGCTGGCAGCCGCGCTCGACATGACCAACTACATTCCGACAAAGAAGGTAGTCGCTGAGGCAGACGATGCCGAAGAAGATGGTGACGATGCCGAGCCGGATGAAGACGAAGACGACACCGTCGAGGCCCGCCTCTCGAAAGGTGCAACCGCAATAGCAACAAGAGACCGTGAGGTCGTGCACTCCAGTGCGCAGCCTGGTAAACCTGGTAGCGGCAAACAACTCATTGCCGCAATCTTGAATGGCCAGAGCGGCCACTTCAATCACTGACCCCAAGGAGCAACGCATGCTTTACTTCCCGAATACCCGCCAATACGTCAGCGTCGAGCTGCCTGTTGCGCCGGGTTCCCAGGTGACCGCTGAAGGTCAAGCCCTGGTGGCCGATACGGTTGCTGGCGTCTTCGGTGTGAAACCGTCGACCGGTGGCGCTACCGACAACTTCGTCGGTGTCGCGATCTCGCAGCAGATGAACCTGAACTTCATGTCGAAGGTTGAAGAGGGCGTTCACCCGGCTGGCAACACGTTCACCCTGGCTCGCACCCCGGCCGCAGGTACCCTGTCGGTCTGGAACGTGACCACGGGCGCTGTGGTTCCGGCTGGTGCTGGTGGTTGGACGCTGGCTGGTCGTGTGGTGACACTCGACGCTGCCACGCTGGGCAACACCCTGCGCTACACCTACCGCTTTGCCCCGACGTCGACCGAAGCGCGCACCCTGCAAGGTGACGTGTACCCGGGCGGCCCGGCTGGCGCGCTGGTGAACCAAGTTGGCGTGATCAAGAACGGCCTGGTCTATACCTCGGAGTTCGACTCGGCTGTCAACTGGAACGCCACCAACCCGACGGTTCGCGTTGGTGCCAACGGCCTGTTCACCATCGGTGGCACGGGTGCTGTGGTCAACTGCGCCGTCGTTTCCGTCCCCAGTGTTGCTCAGCCCTTCCTGGGTCTGATGCTCAACGGCTGATCCCAGACCTAAAGAAGGAGTCACTTCATGCAACGCAAAACCCCGGTCGTAGCTAGCGAGTATCGCTTTGCTGGCAATGCCGAACGCGCAATCGGTCTCAACGGTGAGATCAACGCCTCGTCCAAGAAGGACCTGATGGCCCAGCAGCTCAAGCTGCTTGCCGCGACGGCCTCTGGTGACGTGGAACTGGCTGACGTGCGCCGCAAGCGCGAGTCGGTCAATCGTCAACTCGTGCAAGCTGCCTTCATCGACAAGGAAGCCCTGCAAGAGCTCGGCGAGGTGATGGCCGCCGACCTGTACCAAGCGCAAAACCGCCGCGGCTTCTCGCGGAAGTTCCTGGCTCGTCAAGACCTGGTCAACGGCCAGTTCCCGACGGTCAAGATGCGTCTCAAGGACGTGGTCGCTGTCTACGTGACAAGCCCGACCAAGGTCGAATCGCAAGTGGTTCGCGATCGCCTCTTCATGCCGCCGGAAATCATCCTCGAGGCACGCCCGTTCATCGAACAGCGTGAGATCAACACCTCGAGCGGTGACGTCCTCCAAGAGAAGTACATGGAGGCGATGGAAGCGATCATGGTCGGTGAAGACCGCCTGTGGTACCAACTGGCAAACGAAACCGTTGGTCAGGACAACCTGCTGACCGTGATCTCGGGCACCTTGTCCCCGATCACGCTGGCGGAAGTTCGCAACAACGTGAGCCGTTGGAACCTGCCGGTGCCGCACCTGCTTATGGCGTCGGACCTCTACAACGACATCATCGGCGACGCGGACTTCATCCAAGCGATCGAGCCGGTTGCACGTCACGAGCTGATCATGACGGGCGAACTGGCTGTGCTGTACGGCATGGCCATCACGAGCGATGCCTACCGTCACCCGCAACACCGTGTTCTGTCGCAGGGCGAGTTCTTCGCTATCTCCGACACGACCACGCACGGTCAGTACACCGACCGTGGCGGCATCGACACTGAGGTCACCACGACCGCTACGGAGAAGATGGCTGGTCGCGGTTGGGTCATGACCGAGTCCTTCTCGGCTGTGATCGCCAACACCCGCTCAGTGGCCAAGGGCTTCCGCGTCTAAGCAGACTAGACACAAGGTGGGGCTTCGGCCCTACCTAGTTCTAGCCTAACCAACACGAGGAACCCGCCATGTTCAAGAAACACTACCTGGCGCTGGATCATGTGATCGTTGCTATGGCTGCCTTCAAGCAAGGTAAGCCTGTACTGGCAGCGGCTAGCATGGAAAAGGCGCTCAAGTGCAAAGACTACGCTGAAACGATTGCTGCCCTCGACGACGCCAACGAAGTGAAGGCAAAGCCTACCCTGGCCCAAGCCTTGACCATCGTTGCTGCCAAGGGCGGCAAGAAGAAAAAGCCGCCGTTTGGTGGCAAGAAGGCGCCCCCGTTCAAGAAGAAGGCTAAGGCTGGATTCGAAGATGGGGACGAAGGCGGCGAAGAGTTGATGGAAGACGATCTGCTCGGCGACGAGGAGACTGCTGAAGGCGAAGGCGATATGGGCGAAGGTGAAGACCTGGACCTGGACTCGCTGGAACTGGACGACACCGAAGAAGAACTCGGTGGTGAAGACGACCTCGACCTCGAGTCGCTCGACGGGAACGACGACGTTCTCGAAATGCCGGAGGCTACCTCCGCTGGTGACCTCGGTACGCAGGAAGATCCCACCTCTGGTGGCGAAGCCCCTGATGCTGAAGATCACGGCGAACCCCCGACCGACGTCAAGAAGACTGCTACTCCGAGTCCTGAAGCCGCTAAGGCCAAGGCGAAGGCTAGCATGTCACGCCAAGATGCTGTGAAGGCATCGAAGCGAATCCTGGCCAACGTGCATGTCCTGGAACAGCAGGCCGCTGCCGCCAAGACCGCCGTCAAAGCTAAGGCAAAGAAGTAATTGCCACGACAGAAGGTAGGGCGGCCTCGCGGTCTCCCTACCTTTTTGCACATCGAGACCTAGGAGTTGCACGTGGACAACCGAATAGCTCCAATCGAGCAACTCATCAAACACGGTATGGCCCTGAGCTTTCGGCGTACCTTCGATGCTGAGTTGACGATCACAAACCAAAGCAACAAGCGGGAACTGGCTCAACGCAGAGCCCAAGGTCAACAACTTGACTACCCGTTGGTATTCGCCGAGCTCCAGACCATGGCGATACCGCAAACGCCAGGCTACAGAGCGACCTCGATGCTGCGCCGCGGCATAACAGGTCAGGCAACCACAGACAACGTCGGGACCTTCAAAATCCCTTTGATACCTGTGGACTTCACTTACCAGATCCTGTACATCACCAACAGTTTTGAACAGGCTGAGAAGTTTGGCAAGCTTTGGCTCATGTCTGCTGTAGCAGGCTTTCTGAAATTCGATGTGACGTACGGCGTGGCCAACTTTGGCGTAAGCCTAGAGCTGGACAGACAAATTGCATTCCCCCAAAGGGACAGCAGCCCCGACACAACGGAAGAATACGAATTGACGACAAGCCTAGTCCTCAACGGCTATGCGTCGAACGACAAGATGGTGAGCGAACAGGCAGCGACTGCTGTGCAAGTCGAAGGTGTGTTGACTGAGCAGCGTGACCGCGCGCTCATGCAGACAGACAGTCCTGGTGACGTTCAGGTCTTCAAGTTCACTCGAGAGTGGCCTGTTGGTAAGGGCCCCTTTACCCGGTAACAGCAAGGAGCAACACACATGGCAGACAAGGCAGTTCTGCTCGACCTAGGAGTGTACGTCGCGGACAACAACGTCCGTCGCTCAGTTGCCTCCTTCCGAGTGAACTCACAATCGGCTAACGGCGACGTCTCGCAACGAGATACCAACGTCCTCCCCGACGGTGGTACTTGGGCCTTCACCAGCATACCCGACAACCTGCTCACAGTGATCAAGGTGTCGAAGCCGGTGCTGGCCGAGATCAACCAAGGCAGCACGTCGTTCAGTCTGGTTATCAACAGCCTCTATGTCATGTCAGATGCTTTTGATGACCTGTTGCTGACGAACCTGGGTTCCGAACCCTCTCAGGTAAGCTTGATTCAGGTATGACCTCTCAACAAGGAACGCGCTAATGGAACTGATCAGCCGCATCAAGGAGGCTAAGGCAATCCCGATTGTCTTGGCCGATGGCACTCCCGACTCTGTGAACCTACAAGGTCGTGGTCGCATCACCCTGCCCGCCGGTGCACGGCTTGCACCAAACAAAGAACACGAAATCCGCTCCTTCGTGACTGTAGCTGGCGAGGCCACTCCGGGTAGTGAGACCGCTGGCACTCTGGTCGAAGGTAATTCCGCTGGTCACGCTTTCAAGAACGTGTCCGCCGCCGCTGCTCCTACGAAAAAGTGAGGTAGACCATGCCCGGGCTTGTTCAACAATCTTCGGACGTACGGTTTCGCGAGATAGACCTAAGCGAGACCCTGCGTGCGAGGTCTACCAGCGCTGGTGCGGTTGGTTTCGTGTCGAAGAAGGGTCGCACAACCCGCTTCCGCGTTACCAACGCCCAAGACTTCCTTGCTGAGTACGGCATCCCCGATGCCTCAGTGAGCTTCGGTCACTACTGCGCGCTCGACTTCCTCAAGGAAGGCAGTGACCTGTGGTGCCTGCGAGTAGTTGACGAAGCGGTTGCCCGGTACGCGGCAGCCTTCGTCCGTGACAACGGTGTCGGTGTGACCTCGGCAGTGACTGTGCCTGCAGGCCTGTCCAGCCCTACCGATATCGACTGGCTGTCGTTTGTTTCGGGTGCTCAGATTCCTCTTCTGATGTTCACTCCGAAGCGCGGTCATGGTTCGTGGGCGAACAGCCTGGCGATCCGCATCCGCAGCGACAACATCGACCCGCCTACTGGCCTGGGTGCCTCCTCGGCAACCACTGGTGGTGCAATGTCGAACGGCTCGTACGACTACCGCGTCAGTGCTATCTCCAAGAACGGAGAGACACTGGCTACGTCGCCGGCGACGATCGTGATCGGTGGTATCACGACCACAGCCCGGGTCACGCTGACCTGGAACCTGGTTGAAGGTGCAATCGGCTACAACGTCTACGGCCGTGCTTCGGGTACGCCGCAGTTCATCGCCCAGGTGGGTGCTGCGACCAACACCTACACTGACCTCGGTGCTGTCACCCCGGACCCGACCAAGCTGCCGATTCTGAGCCCGACAGGCCTGCCTGCTGCGGCTTCGATCTTCGATGTCGAAGTCTACGACCTGAACACCAATACATCGGTGCCGGTTGAGACGTGGTCGGTTAGCCTTACCGATCAAACCGACGGTACAGGTCAACAGCTGGAAGTTGAACAGCGTATCAACGCCTTCTCGGACTACGTTCACGTCGAGTCCTACGCGTCTCAACTGAGCGTGATTCCTGTGGTGAAGACCACTGCTCGTGTCAGCCTCACTGGCGGCGACTCGGGTACAGCACCGACGAACGGCATGATCGGTCTCGGCATGGAGTCTGCCTTCGGCGACCCCGAGCAGATCTCAGTGAACATCCTGATCAACGCGGGCATCTACGATATCGCGTATCAGCAGAAGCTGGAATCGATCGCACGCAAGCGCGGTGATGCAGTGGCAGTCCTCGACGCTCCCCCGGGACAACAACAGTTCCAGGACTTCATCGACTTCCGCAGCCTGAACATCAACCTCGACACGTCCTACGCCGCGCTCTACGGCCCGGACATTCTGTCGGACGACCCGTACAACGGCAAGAAGCTCTATGTACCGCCGTCGGGTTACGTGGCATCGGTCTACGCTCGTACAGACACTGTTGCTGGTCCCCAGTTTGCGCCTGCTGGCCTGAACCGCGGCCTGCTCAATGTCCTTGGTCTGCGTCACGAGTACAACGAAGCTCAACGCACCGCCCTGTTCAACGCCCAGTGCAACTACGTTCGCAAGTTCATTGGCGGTGGCATTGCAGTGTTTGAGGCAGTCACACTCCAGCGCAAGGCCTCTGCTCTGTCGTGGGTGAACGTGCGCCGCATGGTGAACGTTATCAAGGTGTCGATCAAAGACTTCTTGATGTACTCGCTGCATGAGCCGAACGACGATTTCACGCGCCGCCAGATCGTGCAGAGCGTGTCTGAGTTCTTGCAATTCTGGAAGGACGCTCGAGGCATCCTGGACTTCCTGGTCGTGTCGGACGATACAAACAATCCTCCGGCGCAGTACAACCTGGGCATCCTGAAGGTCACGGTGTTCATCACCCCGGTGATCCCGGTGCACGAGATTCAGGTCGACATGGTGATCACGAAGCAAGGCGTGTCCTTCTCTGAGATCAACATCCAGAACCTCGCCTAAGGACATACAACATGCGGACTTCGATTCAAGACGTACGGTCTCTGGGTGATCCCCTTCAGACCTATAACTGGGACGTGATCTTCACGCGCATCCCGGGCACTGCGGATGTCAAGCCTTTCACTTTCAAGGCCATGACAACCTCTATCCCGGGCGTGCTGCTGGAGTCGGTTCCTGTTGCACTACATGGCATCGAGCTGCGGTACGCTGGCCGGGCAAACTACACCCACCAGCTGCCGCTGACGCTGCTTGAAAACCGAGACGTGTCCACTCGCGACATGCTTATGAAGTGGAACCGCACGGCGCGCGACTGGGTGTCCAACACGGGCACCTACAAGGACGCCTACAGCGTAACCGTCCAGCTGCTGCTCTACAACGACATTCCTCAAGTCGTGCGGACCATCAACCTGTACGGCTGCTGGCCGGAGACGGTGGACGATACGGCTGTGGATGGTCAGGCTTCGGGCGCTGTCCAGACCTCGGTCACCCTTTCATTCGACTACTTCGAAGACGTTTGAGCCCGAAAGAGGCCTCGCGCGACCCTCGGGTTGCTCGGGGCCTTTTGCCATTTGGCTCGCGCTTTCACTCATGTAAATGAAAGGCTAACACATAGGTCTACAGCATGTCCCTAACTGACGCTTTCAAGGCCTTGGGATCACAGGTAGTCAATCAGTTCCTGCCGCCTAGCAGGCTTGACCCTGTCTCGATCCTGACTCGCGCCCTCGGCTACGACAAGCCGAACCCTCGGTTCAAACCTCAAGGAGCCAAAGGACGCGACGTTCTGACATCCATGCGTGGGCGCGGCGATCCGCTGATGACCTACAACTGGTATTGCGAACTACCTACCTTGCCAGGCAACATCAGCCTGGGTTGGGAGTTTGTCGAAGAGGCGACTACGCCGTTCCTAGAGTTCGAGCAACAGTCGAACTACCGTGCAGGCAAAATGTACCACTACCCGGGACACTACAGCCTAGGCACGCTGAGCCTAAAGCTCTTCGAGAACTCTACTGCCCAGGCGTCACGGTATGTCTCGGCATGGCAGAAGCTGGTTATGGACCCGCTGACAGCGACCTACAACCATCCTTCGGACTACAAGAAGTCGGTACGCATTACGGTGTTCGACGTGGCGAAGAAGACAGCAATGTTTCTGACCTACGAGAAGTGCTGGCCGATGCGGGTCGACCCGTTCAACTTTGTCTCTGGTACGTCGGACCGTGTGATGCCCACTCTCGAGTTGAGCACAGACGACCTGATGATCCAGTTCGGTCAATACAGCTCTTCGTCCATTCCGTCGCTCATCGACAACGTGCGTGGTGCTAAGACAATCTTTCGACAGACAGACATTCTCAAGGAAGCTGCTCGTATCTTCACGACCAGTTCTATCCTGCGTCGCTAAACCGCAATACCGCGGTCACTCTCCAACCCTACGAGGTACGTCATGCCACAACAGCCGAATAGCCGGCAAGCCCAAATCGCGAGTAGAGCAGGCTCCAAGAGAGTCATCCAATCTGTCTCTACTGAGCATCACCAGTTGAACCGCCCAGGTCAGCAGCAAACCCCGCAGCCGCCCAAAGCCAGTTCAACACCTCCTGCAAGACCTCCCGGACCCCGCGTCAACGCCCTACCGCTAGACGACATCTACGACAGCCCGCACCAAGCCGCACAACAGGCACCCCAGCCCGAGAACAAACCTCAGGCGGAGCGGTCAAGCCAATACCAGACCGTGGGCTTGCCCTCTGGTTTTCGGTTCTACGCGTTCAGTGAGCTGTCTATTCGGCCTCTCAAAGGCATGGATCAGGCAAAGCTTCATCAGGCCGCAACCCAGAACTCTATCCGGCACACGGTGGAGGCTATCTCGGCTACGCTTAGCGACGGCGTGAGTGCATTGGACTTGACGCCCCAGGACTTCTACTACCTGATGTACTGGCAGCGGACTATGTCGTTCCTCAAGACGCCAATGATCGTCAAGGCCTCGTGTACCGATCCTACTCACAACGAGCATGTGATCATGGGCAAGCCTGGGCCTACAGAAGACAGCCCGCGCATTCCCGTAGACGAGAAGACGCTCGAACTGTCTATCCATGTGGATAAGACGACCTTGACGGTTACGAACCTTGACCTTGAAGATCAGGAAGGTAAGTACCCGCTGCTGGACGACGTTGAGCTTCACGTAGAGACGATGCGCGACATTGTCTTTGCTGCGGAGAACTTGGTTGAACTGGCGGACCTGGCTGAGGCGGAATGGCTTGCAGGCTACGCGGCATTCCTCTTCCCCTTGCAGGTGCAGGACTCGGATGGGGGCAGCCGGCCTGAGAACCTGCTCGAACGGATGGAGCGTGTGAAAGAGCTCAGTCCAGATCAACTGGCAGAGCTAGACGAATACATCCGCGAAGTCACGTCGTACGGCGTCTCTGAGTCCACAACAATCAAATGTCCGGAGTGTGGCGCATCGAATGAGGTAGTGATACCCTTCGATGCGCGCACATTTCTTCCGCATCGTAAGTGAGGATGATCTGATGGATCGCCTCTACAATGTGATGAAGGACACGGGCGTCTTCTTGTCGTTGGACCTAGACCTTCGACAGATACTCTACATGTCTAACATTGTTGAGCGTGATCGCATCCAAAAGCAAAAAGCAGATCAGCTCGCCGCGCAAATACGCAGGTAACCTAAATGGCAACGACACCATCGGCTGACCAAGCTGCACGCTCTGGAGGCAAAGCAAAGGCCTCCGGGACGTTCAAGGATCCTTTTGGTAAGTGGGAAGACGGCTCTGTACGAGGAGCATCCAAGGTGTTGAAGGACGCCAAGGATGCTCGCTCTGCCACGACTGCGGCATTGAACCGCGTGCAGGCCCTGAACTCTGCTATGGGTAGCCTCAGTGGTCAGGAAGCAGCCAATGCAAAGCGGCTGCTTCGAGTTGCTATCAAGGAACTTGCGGAAGCGCAGAAGGCACAAGCACGCGGAGCAAAACAGGCGCAAGACCTTGTCGCCCTCCAGCGTGAGACAACAGGTAAGTTGGCGGCCCTGCGTACATGGGTGATGAACAACGAACTGACAGCCGGCGAGAAGAAGAAAGCCGCGGCGTTGAAGAAGAACCTTGAGAAGGTCATTGTCGACCTGTCGAAGTCCAACCTTGCCACTATGGACTTCAAGGAAGTGGCAACGACGCTGGACACGATCAAGACACAGCAGGCTTCACTGCCGCAAGAGCTCGGTGACAAGTTCCAGGCAACTGAAGATGCTCTAGACAAGATTCGTAGCAGCCAAGACGACGCGCGAGCGTTCATGGAAGAGAACAACAAGATGCTTCGGGAGTTCGGTAAGAACGTCCTGAGCCGTCTTGGCAACTTGACCATGCGTCTTGCGGACAAGGTAGGCATTGGTTCATTCACTGTCGGTAACGCCTTGCGCGGTGCTGGCATGATCGGCCGTGGCCTGGCAACCGCAGGTCGTGCAGTAGGCAGGGCCGCCCGTGGTGAGACCTATGTCCAACGCTACATGGCGGCGAAGCGCACCTTGAAGGAGAGCGGTGGCGAAGGTGAAGAAGGTCTCACTGGCCGAATGATCGACCTCATGAAGAGGTTCGGTGGTTCGAATATGTGGTTCCAACGTCGTCTTCTGCGTGAGCTTGAGAAGCAAGGCAAGGACAAGAAGGACGGTGGTGGTGCTGGTGGCCTGATCGGAAAGATCGGGGCGATGGTGACCTCGCTCATGGGCAGCGTCACATCCTTCTTCGGTGCTGGCGGCATCCTCAAGACACTGAGTGCTATCTCAGGCTGGCTCGGCCCTCTGGCCAGTGCAGGCAAGTTCCTGCTGACCCGGGCGATGCCTGTGCTTGGGGCCTTCCTTGGTGGCTGGAAGATTGGTAGCCTGATCTACGAGAAGTACGCTGACGAGATTCAAGGCGCCATCGACGCCACGATCGGTGCTCTGCGTAACGCATACGATTGGGTAGGCAACAAGTTGGGAGCAGTCAAGGATTGGGCTGCCAACATGACTGTGGACAAGGCCAAGGCTGGCATCAAGTCCGCGGCCCAGTCGGCTTACTCTGCTGTGTCGTCGACCATGTCGTCGGTTGCCGATAGCGTCACCTCGACAGCTGGCAAGGCAGCCGCCGCAGTCTCTGGCGTTGCCTCAACAGCAACAGCCAAAGCCTCAAGTGTTGCCAGCTCTGTTGCTGCCTCTCCTGCGGGACAGGCAGTAGGCTCGGCAGTCACTGGAGCAGTAGACGCAGGCAAGGCCGCAGGCTCCTACATCTCGCAAGGTGTTAGCAAGCTGTCGTCCCTGGTAGGCTCGGTCATCACCAAGAACGGTAACGTCGACCTTGATGGCCTTGACCCGAGGTTCCAGGGTGCTCTGGGCAACATGAGCCAAGAGTACTTCTCGGCTACTGGTAAGAAGCTCCAGTTCAACTCCGGGCATAGAAGCATCGAGGAGCAGGAACGTCTGTACAAGACGAAGCCTGCAGGGATGGCAGCGAAGCCTGGGTCCTCGCTTCACAACTATGGCATGGCCGTTGACGTTCAGTCGAGCCAGGCAAACGAGTTGAAGAAGCTAGGCCTTCTTGACAAGTACGGGTTCACTCGTCCCATCAGCAACGAGCCGTGGCACGTCCAGCCCGTGGGTGTGTCCTTGGCGGCTGCAAAGGCAGGCATCTACTCTGCGGACTCGCCGAAGAACCAGACAGCAAGCGCAT